CGCAGAGAATCTTGGTGCGGTTACTGCCATTGATAGAACAACTGAACGGCAGAGAGCAAAAATTACAGCAACAGCATCAATAGCAAATAGTATGACTACCGCAGAGACTGCATATGTTAGTATTGAAGCAGGCACAGCTAACAACTATTCAGACGCTGTTGGTATCCTAGAGATTTCTGTTGACACTGGTACAGGCTCTACGGCAGCTGGTGCTCTTGCTCCTGTAATTGTATCCAATGCTATCCTGTATAACGGAATGTTATACAGTAACGATTCTACCGCTAGAACCGCACTCGGTGCGACTTTGGTTGGTAATAATTTTATACTTAAATAGAAAGTGAGAACTTTATTATGCCAAGAGGCTCAAGTGGAATACCTGAACTAAAGCTCAAGGTATTACAAAAATTCATAGAGAAGTTTAAATCACCTGTCAATACGGTGATATCTTCAATGTTCCCGTCCAGCAAATCTCCTTCGTCTACAATTGAATGGGAAAGTCAGACTGGTGGCAGAGGGATGGCTCCGTTTGTATCCCCGATGTCAGAATCTCCTGAGACGTTTCCCCATGGAGTTGCCAAGCATTCAGCTGAAGCAGCTAACTGGAAAGAGAAGATGTCTTTCGGTGAGACCCTCCTGAATAACATCAGGAAAGAAGGAACTACAGCAGGTTACGAGGCTGCATCTCAGAGAATTGCAAAAGAGATGAAAGGTCTTATTAACAGAAACATGAGACGTAAAGAGTGGATGTTCTCTCAGATGTTGTTCGGTGGCTCTTTTTCTTATGAGAACGAAAGTAGCATTATGGTAAGCGTTGACTATTCCCTTCCTGATGCAAATCAGGTAACGTTGGCTACTGATTACAAGTGGGACGAAGGTTCCAAGAAAAATATCATTAGTGATATCATAACTGGTAAGAGAGTGATCTCTGACGCTAATGGTTCTGACGCAACTATAGGTATCTGTAACTCTATCGTTCTTGGATACATGGCTTATGACCCTGCTATTCAGGCACTTCTGACAAAAAGCACTTATGGTAGCGGTAATCTTTATTCTGGTAATGTTAATGCTATTGTAAATGCTAATCCTGCCGTACTTGCTGACATCCTAGGACTTGGAACACTCATAGTCTACGATGAAAAATATGAGGTAAGGGCTAAACTGACCGCAGTTGTAACGGCAAGTTCAACTACCGTTGTATCGGTAGATAATACTGCTGACTTTGAGGTTGGTGGAACGCTTAGGTTCTATGACTCTTCTGCTGGTACATATGAAGATGAGACTATTGCTTCCATTCAGACTGAAGATTCAACTGTTACAGTTTCAACTGCTCCAGCTACATCTTACAGAGCAGGGGAAGATTATGTTATTATGACTAAGAGATTCATCCCTGACGACCAGTTTACACTTATGGCTGACAGTGTTGAAGGCACTAAGATTGCTGAATTTAAACAAGCACCTTATGGTCTTGGACGCAGTTGGGGAATGCAGACTTCCAGATGGGATAAAGAAGACCCTGAAGTTACTTACGTCAGAGTTGAAGACAAGGGACTTCCGGTTCTCTATCACAGGGATGCAATTTACAACTTAACCGTGAACTAGGAGGGTAAAGATATGAAGCAGAACGAAAAAAACATACTTTTACCTTCTCCGACTTTCGCTAAGCAGGCAACTGAATTTGGGTTGCCTGCGGCCAAGGCTTTCGTTAATGGTGAGATTACAGCTGATGTTAATGGTTTACTTGACATAACAAGACAAGCTGGTAAAATAACAGATGTAGCTATTGCTGTTAACGCAAGTGGGTTAGATAATGCAAACCCGTTAACGATGGAGGTGGATGTTTATTTAGATGGGGTTACGTGTCTAACCACGAAACCAAAGATAACATACACTAGCGGTGAAGCAAGCCAACAGATTAGTACCGCAATATCTGGAGAATATACCGACATTGTTTGTGCTGTACTTGATACAGATGCTGTTGACTTTTCAGAGAACACTATTGTTTCTTTCCAAGCGAACTTGACTCGTACTGGGTCACCTGGAACTGAGATGGAAGGCTTGTGTGTGTTTGTTAAATATGAACCGTTCTTATAACAGGAGTACAATCAGATGAAAAGACCTGAAAAAGTAAGGGTAAAAGTAAGATGTTTAGCGTTTGGTAACACTAAATATCTTAAGGATAGTGTATTGTCGGGGGCAGAGATAACGCCAAATATATTACGAGAGCTCGCATCTGGGTCAGGGACTTTGGAAGTGGTTATTGCTACTCCAGTAGAGAAACCCAATGGGTTAAAAGCTAACGAAGAGGCTTCTCCCCCCGATAATACCATAACCGTAGAGGTTGACGTTGAAAAAGAAACTAATGACACTGATACTGAGATGGATAGTAAAAAGGAAGTTGAAGAAGGCACTGAAAATAATGAGGGAACATCTGGAACAAAAGATATTAAACCAGAAGAGGTTACAAAAAAAGTAGTAAAAAAGGCACCCACCGTTGCTAAGAAAAAAACGGTGAAAGAGACCAAAGGGAATAAGAAAAAGTAATTCCCAACGAGAACCATAGAGGAGAAGAATTGTGAGTTTAACCAGAACGACTTTGATAGCTTTATTGGAAGTAGAGGTTAAGGGTTTATCCACGTATCTTGATGCTGACGACTATGGTAATGCCGTAGACGATGCTGCTAGAGAAACTGGTTGGGCCTTACCCCTGTCTGATGCGTTCAAAGAATACTGGTATAAGAACAGGTCTAAAAGACACTTATTCTTCTATCTTCTCAGCGAGAGTGCTCATAAATTTAAAGTAGAGCAGATCAACCTACAACATCGTTTTGACCACTATAGCATTCTAGTCAAAGATATGGACGAGAAGTTTGCTAAAGTTCAAGAGGATTACCCAGAGTTATTCACATCCGCAGATTCTGAATGTTTATTTGGGAGTAAGATTGATGCTGGATTTGCTTATGAGCCACTAACCGGAAGAGACATCACATACGATACATACCAAAAAGTTATAATATCCCCAGAATAAATGGAGATACACGTTGAGTTTAGGAGCAGACCTTAAAGAAACTTATAAAGAAATAGGTATCAAGGTTATTGTAGACGGAAGCGGTGAGGAGTATATTAAGTATGCACCTAACGCACAAGTTACAAAACCTTTTATCCGAGAGTTCTTTATTGAAGGAAGTATCCCATACGACACCACTCAAGTTATTGGTAGTATAGTCAGGTTTGACATTTTTAACAAAGACTACATGACTATGAACCTTACCCCCGAATCCCTCGAAAACGAGGTATATAAGTACAGTGGCGTATATTACATGAGTAATGTGTCTGGCGAGATATTAAGACCGTCAGGAGAAGCTGTTTGGGATGATGAAACATATCAGAAGGTAACCTCATTTGAGACAATACAAGCCGATGCATACGCCCTTGAAACAGAACCATTATTTGGAACAGATTTAGATTCTCAATCAGAACTTGGCAATTTGAGTATTGAGAGAGAGGAACTATATATACCAACACGTTACGGTATAAAGGCACTTGACAGATATCAACCAGCTTCTGGAGAATACTATCTTGTTGGTGCAGTAATGAGTAGAAGATTTGGTGGTATGGATGTGTGTAAGCTTAGCGAAGATAACAGGTAACATCGGATTTACGAAGTTGCCTAAACCAATCAATCATCATTTAGGAGAAAATAAAAGATGAAGAAAAAAGTTTTATTCGTTTGTGAACACCCACTTGGTACGACTGGAAACGGTGGTATGATGGCAGGGATTTTGTCACAACTAAACAAAGACGAGTACGATGCAACACTTTTCTCTTGCGACCTCCCCCCAAACAATAATAAGAAGATGGCACTCGAACCACTTCCATGTAACATAGTATCTGCAAAAGAAGACAGCGATATGTTCGGCAAACAGAAGCTGTTAGATTTCTTAAGCCAAACAGATTGTGATATAGTCTTGTTTGTTGGGCATGATATATGGCAGTATGCACCAGTTTATGAAGGATTAAAACAACTTCAAAAAGGCGGTAAAACATTTAAAACTGGTGCAATATTCCCATGGGATATCCAAGCAGTAAGAGAAGACTGGGTTAAGTGGATTAATAACGTTGACTTCCCTTGTGTATATTCACAGCACGGCCTTGACGCACTCAAACCCGTAGCACCCAACATTAGATATTACAGACCTATGCTACATAGTTCTGATAGTTTTAAAGAATTACCATCAGATCAAAACCTCTCAGACAAAAAGAAGATGCTACCCGGACTGTTACAAGATGAGATACTGTTCGGATTCGTAGGCGTTAATCAAATAAGAAAAGACCTACAGAGACTTCTAAAGGGGTTCTCAATAGCAGTTAAAAAGAACCCAAAGATTATTCTATACCTTCATACCGATATGGTATCACCATCAAGATACAACCTTACACAGTATGCAATAGACTGTGGAATACCGAAAGAGAACTTAAGGGCAAAACAACAGGGTGTAACTATCACATTAGAACAGATGGTTGGGCTATTAAACACCCTCGACTGCCTTATAAACTGCTCCCTACAGGAAGGGTTGTCATGGACACCACTTGAAGCAATGCTTTGTGGAGTACCCGTTATAGCTTCAGACACTACCGCACAGACCGAACTGGTTAAGGGTGCTGGTGTGTTAGTTCCTAATACCATCCCAACCTATCAACCGCTTGTTGGTGCTCTTGGTCAGACCTTTATTGACGCACTTGCATGTGACCCTGAAGACATAGCAAAAGCTATCCTAGAAGTTGCAGGTAGCGAAGACTTAAGAAAAAAGATGAAAGCGGATGGTCTTAAAAAAGGGCAAGAATGGCTTGACGGTGTTTCAGACGTAAACGACCTTTTGAAAGATATGGCTACAGAACAACACAAGTTGAAAACACAGAAAACAATGAAAAAAGATGAGGTTCTTTTTGTTCAATACGCATCTGCTGGCGATGTTCTTATGACAACACAGTGCTTTAAAGGAATAAAAGAACGTCACCGTGGTAAGAAGCTTGTTTATATGACACAGAGTAAGTTTGCTGGAGTTGTTAAAGATAACCCACATCTTGACGATATCATACCATGGGATGCAAGAGCTGCTAAGGACTATGCAATAATTTATAACCCCCATGGGCAGAAGATACTACCGGGAAATTTTAACAGTGGAGATGCAAAATTATATGCAATGTATCCTTACTTTTGCCACATAAAAGAACCTGATAAGATGTTTATTGCAAAAGACAAGCCAGACATAGAGGGTCTGTTTGATGAAGATTATATAGTTATAAATACGTCAGGTGCTTCCCCTTTTAGGCGATATAAACACATGGGTCTGGCTGTTGCTAATATTGGATATAAGGTAGTTATGGTTGGTTGTAGTTCAGACTTGTCCTGTGATTGTGACTTTGACCTAAGAGACAGACTTACCTATACAGAAAGTGCGTACGTAATGGATAAAGCAGTTGGTGCAATAGTTGTGGACAGCTTCTGCTCTCATCTTGCTGGTGCAGTAAATACGAAGTCGGTGTGCCTATTTGGCCCTGCACCTGCAAGGGTAGTTGGCCCTAGATATGACGACATAAGTAGGTTGGTGGAACTTGAACCAAATAAGCTTGACGTGTGTCCAGTATCTTCAAACTGTTACGGACAACCCGGTTTTAACGTTTGTGATTCTCCCTGTATAAACACTTTGTCCCCATTAAAAATTAAGAAAGAACTGCTTAAGTTGATAGGGGGAAACAATGGCTGAAAATAAGTTTTATGTTTATGCATGTTTAGACCCAAGAATTGGTAAAAAACGGAACAAAGAAGCAAGGTTGAACATGTCAATGACTCAAATAAATAAAAACAAAGAACTAAAGATTAAAAAGTTGTATCAATCTATTATTAATTTAATAATAAGAAAGGAACAGGCACTATGTGGATTGTGATGAAGTCAAAAAACGAGGAGAACAGTGTTGAAAGATGTATTTCAGATTTCCATGACGAGTCGTGGGTTTCAGGTATCAGGGTTGTTGACGGAAAATCTTCTGACTTTACTGTACATTTGTTAAAACAGTTTTCAAAGGTAGAGGTTTTTTCACACGAATATCTGGATTTTTATCATGACCAAGAAATTATGCAAGCAAACATAATGTGGTCATACGTACCTAATGGAGAGATTGGGTTCTCTCTTGACTTTGACGAAAGATGCAATGCGCCATTAAAGAAATTCTTGGCACAGGTCGATGAAGCAAACGAGCTTCCTGAAGGTGCAGACCTTGTACACGTAGCAAGACGAACCGTTGAAGTTATGAGGCACGAAGACAGCACGTTTGCGATTCTTGATAAAACTGGCTGGCCCATAGAGAGCCACCAGATTGGTCAGTTTCCAGACGCACAACCCCGCATTATGCGTAAGAACTACAGAATGCACTGGATACAATCGCCTCATCGTACGCTGTGCGGTTTCACAAAAAACCACAACCTCAACACGGACTGTTACATCGAACATTTTGAAAAAGATGATGTCAGGTCGAGGCGGTGGATTGAGCGTAGATGGCTTAAACCAATAGCATCAAGAAAAGCACTTGGGCTTCCTGCTGACCTGCACGAATGTCAACCCAAGCCAGAATTCTCAGAAGCTGCTGACATTGGTTACTGGAAGGATATTAAATGATATATAAAGTATCAGAAGGGCCAATAGCAACAGACGAACAAAAGGTTAGAGACTATCTAAAAGAAAAGAACTTTAAGAGAGTTCTTGATATAGGTGGTGTTCATCGTCCATGGGCAAGACCATATGTTACGCACTATGCAGACCTCATTCACCCCGATACTTGGGCAAAGAGATATCCAGAAATGAAAGAGTATGAGGGTTTTTGGGACAAGGAATTTATGCTTGGTGATGCAGAGACTTTAAATGCAAAGTGGAAAAATCCTTTTTATAATTTTGACTTTGTAATATGCACTCAAGTTTTGGAACATTTAAGAGACCCTAAAGAGTTTGTTAGAGTGTTACAGGATATAGCACCTGAAGGTTTTATATCTGTGCCTCACAAGATTTTTGAATTAAGAAAGGGTTTACACTATGGGTATAATTTTAGGGGTGCTATTGCTCATAGATGGATTAACGATGTTCGTAAAGGTAAGCTTTACATGTACCCGAAGTTGAATTTTATAGAGGCTATGGAGTTTCCTTTTGACACTATTAAACACATACCAGACTTATCTTTTTGGTGGGCCGGTAACAGCATACCTGTTGAAGTAGCTGATGATACGAAATATGATTTACCAGACCCAGCTGAAGCCATGAATATTTTTGCAGAAGAAATGGGGAAGTAATATGATTACAAACAACACCATAGGAGTTGTTGTGAACTGTGACACCAGACCGGGTTATTTAGATAATGAAACCTATTGCGGTAAGATAGGTGGTATGGGTGCTAACGGTGCTAGATCAGCAGACTTTATAATATCAAACGTTTATAACAAGAGAGAGTTCTTTAGAGGATATGACATTGAACTAACATTATACATTGACCTTCATACTGCAATAACCAAAGATGTATGGGCAAACATTAAAATAATGGTTGACAGGGGTGATATTGATAATCTTGTTATCGCAAAACACACAGACATTTATAAAGGTAGAAGGATAAGGCAGTGGCAGGACATTAACTATATTAATGCACTTACGATGTCTAAGAGTAAATATATTGCACACTTTGATGCAGACACATCAGCTTACAGAAAGAATGATTCAGATATTATAGATAGGTTTAAGAACATAGTAGATTCTGGAGAATACAAGTATATATCGTATCCGTCTTATCATAGCCCAAACGAAGGTGATGTACCCGGCCAGAACGCTTATCCAACTCCAGACCAAACTGATAAGCCAGACTATTTGTGGGCATCAACCAGATTTTTCTTTTGCAAGAGTGAGTCTATAAAACACGATGAGTTTATTAATCTATTAGATGACAGACAGTGGATAGCAGCACACAACGGTAGACCTCATAGATATCCAAACGTAACAGAACAGATATTAGGTTTCACAGCTGGAGCGAACAAGGTAATGTTTGCACCTAAAGAGTTAGAAGAGTATATGATTTTTTGTTGGCACACGTACCATAGTGGTACTATTGACAAGCTAAGGTATCTTACCTATGAAGAAATATATAAATATATAATGGAAACATGCGGTGGCATTTGTGGCCCGTGTGATGTTAATGAGGTTGGGTTATGATAAAACCTGAAAAAATAAACGATAAGTATTATGTTGAATTGCTTTCTTATGGTGAAGTACATCCAGCTGGCCCTTCTGCAACTGTGGCAAAAGAGCACTTCGGTGACAAACCTATAACCATCTTAGAGATTGGTGTCTTAAGAGGACACAATGCTCATGCAATGAACAAACTACTAAATCCAGAGCTTATGGTTTTAGTAGACCCTTGGGGTTTTTGTGGTGAGACACACGATAGTAATTGGGCAGACACTTGGTTTAGGATACAAGATGATGAAAACATTGTAGTGTTAAAAGCAAAATCAGAGTTAGCGTCTAAATTGCTGTCATGTAACTTTGATTTTATTTATATAGACGGTGACCATATTGGCGGTGAACTTTCACCAACCACCGAAGAAGAAGGTATTAGAAAAGATATTAAGTTATGGTTACCGAGGGTTAATGCTGGTGGTATCTTGGCTGGGCATGATTATAATTACGACAATATTGGACTAGAGGTTAACACCGTATTTGGTGATAAAGTAAATCACTCACCGTACATAGAGAATGGAACTCAAGAATGGTGGGTATATGTTTAACAATCTAAAGGAGAAAATATGATTTATAACGAAGTAGCGTCAAACGATTTATTTACTGAAGACTTGCAGGGTGAAAGAAACAAGGTACAGACGTTTTTAAAAGACAATCCAGACCTTTGGAATAGAAAGAATTAATATGAAACCAGACATAACGTTAGTATTCCCAAGCAGTCCGTTTCTGTTGAACCAGATAATGTTCCCACCGTTGGGGATAATGTATCTGAGTGCTTTTTTGAAACAGCATGGTATGGCGGTACAGTGTTTAGACATGGCTTTAGGACACACTGCTGATATGGCAGAGGCTGACATTATAGGTCTTTCTTTCACCACCCCACAGAGGGACGAGGCTTTTAAGTTGGCTAAGTATTATAAAAAGAAGGGTAGGTATGTAATGGCTGGTGGCCCTCATCCTACCCACATGCCAGAAGAGTGCAAGCAGAACGGTATAGATTTGGTAATACCGGGATACGGTGAAGTACCACTATACAATGCAATGCAAGAGATCAAGGGTGGTAGCGATAGAATAACTGAAGACGTTAAAATAGACGACTACCCAATGCCAGACAGAGACTGTTTGCCTATCAATAAGTATTACCAAGAAATAGATGGTTGTATAGCTACACCATTGATTGCCTCTAGGGGATGCTATGGAAGATGTTCGTTCTGTTCAAAGGTGAGTCCCAAGTTTAGCATACAGTCTGCTGAAAGAACTTTAGCTGAAATAGAGCACCTAAACTCTAAGTATGGCTACACTGCTTTCTCAATATATGACGACACCATCGCAACAGACAAAAAAAGGTTAAGCCTGTTGGCAAACGATTTGGTTGACAGAGGTTATAAGTTTAGATGCTTCTGTAGGGCAGACCTTTTAAATGATAAAAATGTTTGTTTAGACTTGTCAGCAATGGGTGTTGTTGACGTAGGTATTGGCATTGAAAGCGGTTCTGATTATATATTAAAGAAGAATATGAAGGGTAACACAGTTGACATTAATACTATTGCCGTAAGAAATCTACAAGAAGTTGGTGTAAGAGCGAAAGCTTTCTTAATTGTTGGACTTCCTGGTGAGAACGAAGACACGGTAAAAGAAACTGCAAGATGGATAGAGACTGCTCAACCTGATGATATTGGTGTTTCCATGTTTCAGCCTCTTCCGGGTTCAGATATTTTTAAACATCCAGAAAAATATGATATAGAGTTTAAGTATAATGGTAATCCAATGTGGTATAGAGGTACACCGGGTGAGTATAAACCAATGACAAGGACTAAAGACTTATCAACAGACAGAATAATAGAACTTAGAGACCAACTAGAAGGTAACTATAAACGTAAGGAGTTGCTTCAATGAGGGGTAAAATATATTGGATATGCAATAAATGCGGTACCGAGATTGAAGACAAGGTTAATTGGTTCAGCGGTAAATATACATGCACTAACTGTGGTACAGAAAAAGACTCTCACTATATAGAACAGCAGTTAATACAACGTGGTAAGATGAACCACGAAAAAAAGAATAAGGAGGAAAACGAATGCTAGACGTTTTTGTTATTAATGTACACCAACCTAACTCTAGTTTTGTAGAGGCAGTAAGTTCTTTCAATGGTAGGATTAACAGGATGTATGCGGTTGATACCATGGCAGACATAAACAATATAGCAAAAGAATCTGAGTGGTATGGAGTGTTGTATGATAATGAGACAATAGAAGACCAACTACTTGAGGCACTACCTGTTTTCTTTGAACAGTCTAAGGCTGATGTTTTGATAGCTTACCGTGGCAACAATGACAATATTAAACCAGAGTCAATGGGGCCAAGGTTTTTCAGGAGAGATGTCGTGTTGAGCAATTTGTGCCTTGACGTTGAAGACGAAGAAGGATTGGTATTTGATAAAATATTAAATGGATGGATTTTAAATAATGTCAGCACCTAAGAATATACCACAATACTTTGCAATGCTTGACAAGCTTGCTTCTGGTTCTAAGAAGGTTATTGAGGAAGATACCCCTTACCGGAACGCAGTAAGGTTTAGGGGTATTGTGTTGATGAATATTGTTAAGCAAAAATATGCAAGTTCATTTAAGAGACTCAGCAAGGCATATGAAGATAAGAAGGCAAGGCTTGGACAGGCACAAGGTTTTTGGAGGATGTCTAACGACCTTATTAGAAGTTTAAAAGCGTTTAGATACAAGAAGGGTAAGCTTAAGGGTTGGGTTGGTGGTGTGATTCCGGGGACAGCAAACGCTAACGGTGAAGATATTACGAAGTATGGTCTTGCGGTAGAGAATAGTATCAAGGGTGGTAGACCAGTGTTTGGAATGACAACGAATGACTATTACGGCAAAGACCTTAAGATAATTGGTAAAGATGCAGTAAAGAAGATTAAGCTTTTTTGGAGATAACAAATGAACACAATCAACTATGAAAAAATGTCACCAGTTGAACTTGTAAGAGTAATAAAAGAAAACTTTGCAGATCATAAAGAGTGTAAGCTATCGAGGTACAGTATTAAATGGGGAAAGTGGTCTAGGCAGATGAACGTAGCGATAAGGGCAAGACTTGGAGGTAATGAGCCTAAAACGGTTAAAGACAAACTAATGGTAGTCCATAATTATTGGAAGCTGGTATCAGAAATACTTGAACTTTATTTGTCTAGCGGATTCTTCAATGGTCTTAAGAGAAATAAGTTTATTGATGAAGCACAGGGTTTGGAAAACATTATAAAAGGGGTATCGTAACGTGGGATTAGAACCAACAGCAAGAGAATCAAATTTAAGAGACAGTCTTAAGAAGTATTTTGTTGACCATCTGTCCAAGACACACGGTATAGCACTTAGGATGTTTGACAAGAACTTGAGTACACCAGCAACACAGACCAAGGCAATAGACCAATGGGTATCTATATCAATGGGTAGCAAGACAAGAGATATAGTATCATCATTGGTGCTTGACATATATTGTAACACACGCAAGGACGCTGAAGGGTTTAAGTTGTCTCAGTTGACTGATACTGTTTATCAATACCTTGTAGACCTTACACAGACAGACAGACTGGCAAGGATACCCTTCTACCAAAGCAAGCCAAAGGGTCAGTCTTGGGTTCTACTTGGTGCTCTATTAGTTACAGACATTATTGAAAGTGATGATATTGAAGGTGAAGATAAAACAAAGTTTAAAATACTAACGGTTAGTTTGCGATGGCCTGCAAATGTATAACGGGGGACAAAATGGGTGACAAGATATTTATCAACTGTGAGAAGTGTGGGAAAAGACTTATAGAGAGATTACCAAACGGGTTATTCAGGTTCCTTTATGGCAAGAGTTCTAAACATTCTCTTGACATGACCCCAGCTGTTGAAATTGTAATAAAGGGTAACGTAGAGATTAAGTGCTTAAGCAGAAAATGCAAGCATGTTAATAAGCTAAGCTACCTTCCAAATATTGGAACATAATCGCTTGTCGAAGACTTACAATTGCTGATGCGAAGCTCTGGGTAATAAACTAAACATGAACAGAAAGGATTAAGTTATGGCAAGAACAGGCCCAACAACCACAGATTCGTCAACCGTAAAACTAGGCTTGGCGCAAATTAGAGTCGTTGATTCATCTGATAATATTGCCAACAGAAATGTTGTCGGTACGTCCTCAGACTCTATAGGTACTTTGGCAACGACCAAGTACACAGGAGACACAGAATTCTATAAACTTGAATCTGGTTTTCCTCTTATGACAGATGCGTATTTCCCCCTTAGAGAAAGTGCTATGCTTGAGTGTGGCATCAGGGAAATGACCCCATACAACTGGGCATTAATATATGGATTAGACCCCACTGGTGGTACTTATGCTGAGGCACATTCTGGTGAGATTAACTTGGGAGCAAGAACAACTCCTGAATTTCTAAGAATGGAAGCAGTATATACATACCCCGATGGTACTCACTATATGTATATCGTATTTCCGAGAGCACAGGTTACATCAACAGTTGAAGAAGATAGCCAGTTAGAAGAAGCTTCTTCCGTACCTGTTACCTTTACCGCTACCCCAGCAGATAGTTCTATTACTGATGGTAATGCGGCATGGGATGATGGCCCTCTTGGTAGAATTTATTGGGAATAGTCCCTAGCAATCTTATTTAAGAAAGGATTTAAAATGGAACAAGTATCAAACCCAGAAGCAGAGAACAAAACGATGAACCCTCAGATTGCGAGTGTCGATATCGGCATTCGTAGTTTGAGACCCATCGAGATATTACCTTTATCAATGGGTGATTTAAACAAAATAATAGCATTGATAGAAAAAGATTTAAAAGAATACATGGAACGCAACCCCGAAGGTGGTACTGAAATTACGATAGGTACATTTATCGTTAATACCATAAAGAACAACATAAATAAGGTTCTCGTTCTTGTGTTGGATGTAAATGACAAACATGTAGATAAGATTTTAAATGAAATGACTACCATGCAAGCAAGCGAGATTGTTAAGATAATTTATGAAGAGAACTTTTTCAACCCATTTGAAAAAAACTTAAAGAGCCTTCTCGCACAAACGCTGGGAAGGCTGTTTCCACAGCAGACGCAGTTAGAACCGTCATTAGAAGCTACGGAGGATACAGAATTGAAGACTTCTACCGAAAGCGATGGTCAGACGGAGGCGTAACCAAGAATCAGATGTTATTCTTCTACAACAGAGCACAAGAAGAAGAATACGAAAATATGAAGTTCCAAGCTGGATTGCAGGGTGTTGATTTAGACAAAGAGATTAATAAGCAACAGACGATCAATACGAGTAAGGGTGAAGTGACGTTGCCGGGAGAGTTTATGTTTGGTGACCCAGCAGAGAACGAAGACCTGTCAGACAAAGAGAAACATGATTTAACGGAAAAGATGATGGGTATGCATAAAAGGTGGGCAGGTAATAAGTTGAAAGGTATGTAACATGGCAGAACAAACATTAATTCTTGGAACATTATTTACAGGTAAGCTAGACCCTTCGTTTAAGAAGTATCTAGTATCCATGAAACGATTGGTTCGTGGTGTTGGTGATGAGTTTACTAGGACTGGAACCAAAGCTACTAGAGCTACAGCAAAGGTAAAACAGTTTACGTCTGCTGTAAACGCAAGTAACAAAAAGTCAAAGATGGCTAGCTCTGGTGTGGGGGCTGGGTTTGCGTCTGCTGGTAATAAGGCTGGTGTAGCTACGTCACAAATAATGAAATATAACGGAGTTGTAAGAGACAGTGTTATACAGCTTGTACGTTCTGGTGGTGTTGGGTTAGCCAATAGGTATGAACATATCGGCAGACGAGCCTTCCAAGCTACATCACCAGTATTGCGGTTTACCCAAGCATTAAAAAGAATCTTTACAACAATGGGTGGTGGTGGTGGTGCAATTGGTGGTGGTGGTGGCCCTTTTAGATTGATTGGTGATAGTGCAAAAGGTGCTTCGTCTAAAGTTGGGTCGTTCACAGAAAAGGTTGTCGATGGCAAAGAGCCAGTAAAAAAATATGGTGGGTTCCTAACAAGAATAGGGAAGGCATTTAAAACATTACTAGCGTATGGTGCTGCTGGTGCTGTTATTATGGGTATCACTCAGGCTTTACGTGCTGGTTTATCTGAGATAGTTGCATACGACCAAGCACTAAAGAATCTTGAAGCAATCAGTGGTGCAACAACCCTAGAACTTATCATTATGGGTGACAAAATAAAGGATGTTGCCAGAACAACAAGGTTCTCTACCCGTGAGATTGGGCAGGGCATGGTCACCATAACACAGGCTGGTTTTACCGCTGTAGAAGCCATACAAACAATGCAAGCTGTAGCAGACCTATCAACCGGTACACTTACAAGCATGACAACAGTATCAGATTTGCTTACCACGGCTCTTAGAGCCTTTAACTTGGAAGCACTTCAGTCTGGTAGGGTTGCCGATGTTATGGCAAACGCTGTCAATAAATCAAAACTTACAGTTGACAAACTAAGGATTGCTTTCAACTTTGCAGGTGCTGCATCTGCTCAGGCTGGTCTATCAATCGAACAGACTGCTGCATCAATGATGGTTCTTGCTAACAATGGTCTTAGGGCTAGTACGATTGGTACTGGTTTTAGGCAGGTCTTGAAACGTCTTATTGCACCAAACGAGAGATTGCGTGATGCATACCTTCAGGCTGGTGTTGCACTTGATGGCCTAACTATAGACCAAACACAATCATATGAAAAAGTTTTAATGAACATAACAAGGGTTTTGTTTGATGCTGAAACAAGAACGGTTGATATGGCTAAGGCATTTAAACTATTTGGTCTTAGGGGTTCACAGGCAGCTGCTATTCTAGTTAAAGAATATGCTTCTGGTAGATTTAAACAGGCTATTGATAGAACCTTTGATATCGGTACTGCTGCTAAGATGGCCGGTATACAGTTTCAAGGGTTAAAAGTATCAATCAAAAATTTAAAGGATAATTGGGGATTATTGTTTGTAGCCCTTGGAGAAGGTGGTATAAAAACTGCGCTGTCGGTTGTTCTTCAGTTGGCAAAGAAGTTGATAGTTGTTTTTACAGACTTAGCCTCAAGGGGGTTTTCTTCTGCCATCATGCAGGTAACGCTATTGACTGGAGCTATTTGGGGTTCAGTTAAAGCCGTAAATGCACTGGTTAAAGCATGGCAAATGTTAGCTAAGAGTAGATTTATGATATCGCTTATGTCTACAGGTGGTATAGCTGCTCTTGGAAGTAGTTGGATTGGTTTGATTGCACTTTTTGTTGCGTCAGCTACAATAGCTATCTATAAGTTCATTACGGCATCTGATAGGCTTGGAGATTCTTTTTTGAAACTAGCTGCTGACCATCATGGCGTTGCTATATCTCTTGAGTCTTATGCTGGAGCACTTGAAGAAATATCTAAAAGATTGAATGGCCCAGACGCTAAGACTGCTAGACAAGAATACGAGGCAACACTAGAAAGATTTGTTAAAGACCATCCTATTGTTGCTAAGTCTCTAGACGTATATACCACGTCAATAAAGAACAACATCGAGGCTATGAAAAACGCTTCTACTGATGAGTATTCTAAAGAGTTAAAAGAGCGACTTAGTGCTACTAGAGAATTAACCAGTGCAGAAACAGCTAGGAACATTTCAAGCGGTTTATGGGAATTTGCTAAGGGTGATTTTAATGGGTTTTTGAACCAATTTAGTATAACTTATAAGTTTTTAGAAAAAATGAACGGAATAGCAGTTGGTAGTATTGAAGAATTAAGAAACGAAACATTCAAGATGATTGATAGTGTTAGCTTAAACGATTTTCCTCCACAGATAAGGGGGATAATATTTATGCTTAAAAAATTGTCTGGTGCTGCTGGTGTGGTAGGTAGAGACTTGGAAATAATTGGTGAAGATATTGCTAATACTGGAAAAAACACGAAGGCTGGTCAGGATGCTATTAAAAAAACAGCAGATGCATTTTATGGTATAGCTGAAATAATAAGGAATATGCAACTAAAGAAAAAAGATTTTTCTATTGATGATTATCTAGATATAAACAAAATGAAGCTTTCTAAAGAAGAATATGCTGCACTTGAAGCTCAGATGAAAAAGGTTATAGCCAAAGAAAAGGAACTTGCAAAAGAAAGAGCTAGGATTGACGCAGAGAATGCTAGGTATGCTCGGGCAGAAGAACCAGATTTTTTCAAGAATGCATTAGGACAGACCGATGACCAAGGTATAATAAATAAACTAAGAGCCTCATTTGATACTTATGAGTCTGTATTAGCAACAGAGTTAGAGAGGATAGATGCTCAAGAGGGTAGATTTTATGGTAACTCTGTTAAGCGTGCAGAAGAAAAAGAAAAAGCTAAGGTAGATGCACTGCAAGACGCTACACTTGAAATGATGAAGATATTAAAGGCATCAGACATAAGTTTGTTGACCGAACAGGCTAGGACTTTAAGGGTTGAACTAGATAAAATAAATTCCCAGAAAAAAAACAACAGAGACCAGAATGAAGTAAATTCACTACAAGACAAGCTTGCCCTTGCTAATAAGGAATTAGCTATTTTACTTGCTGGTTTCAATAAGCTTATGGAGGACAACCCCACGTTAAAGACAGACGATTTAACGTTCTTAAACCCTCTTATAATGGCATTTGATAAACTTGATATCAAGGTAAATAAGGCAGACCAAGCGGTTAATGACACATTTAAGAATTGGGAAAAGATAGGTGTTGACGTTGGTAACTCTCTTGTAGATAACATAGCAAATGGTTTTGGGGAGATAGCATCTGGTGCAGACAGCATGGCTGAAAGGTTCCAGAGCATGGCTCAACGTATGATTCAGGACATGATAGCACTGATATCAAAGGTTCTTATGTTGAAAGCATTACTTGGTGCAACAGGTGGATGGACTGGCGGTGGTTTGGTTAACAAGTTTGCACAGGCAGGTCTTGGTAAGCTTGGATTTGACAACCCCGTATCTTCTGTTGCAGGAAGTGCCATTGGTGGTATGGCACGTAGTTCTACACCTATTGCAAACAATATAATAAACCCTATCGGTAATATGGTAACACCAAAGGTTGCCCGTAGCGTAAGCGGTGGAGGTGGTACAACAACAACAACAAATCATTTTAAAATTAATGCTGTAGATGCTGGCTCGTTTAATAAGCTTCTATCAAACAGGGGAGCAAGGGCTATAATGGTAAACACAATCACATCTAACAAACAGCACAATGGTGTTATAAGGAGTGGGAACTAATGAGTACAGAGATATTTCATTACCAACCAATGATGTTAGACACAAAAGGCGGTACTGTTTTCAATGTTGTTCATTCTGAATTTGAGAACATGGCAGGGCAACGTGGTTTAATATCCGAGAGGCAGAAACAGTATTTTTCGTTCTCATATAACGACAAGCTGTTACTACCGAATGAATCAGAGACGTTAAGAGATGAGATACAGGCGTTTTACAATGCACGGCAAGGTTCTTATGACAACTTCTTTCTTCCTTCGTGGCGGTTAGAACTAAAGTTACAGGATGCTGTTACAACTGCTGATAATACCTTCACTTTATATAAGAATCCATCATATTTTGGGTTCTCAAAAACAATACTTGAAGCTGGGAATTATGTATATTTTTGTCACAAGTTCCCAAGGGACTTTGAGGTTTCACCGACACATGAAGTTAGAAGAATAACTGATTGGTCTGAAAGCGGTGGTGAGTGGACTGTTACTGTTGACAGCACGTTTGATAACAACTATGGCGTTGGAACATACGTTCAGAAAGCTTATATCGTTTATTTTACATCACCTGATTTGTCGTACATAAAAGACATACCGTATAGCGTTGGGTACACAATAGACTTTGTAGAAGATTTATCAGAGTTATATCTATCAGATTATGGAGGTTAGTTATGCCAAGAGAAGGCCCATTAGATTTCTTTAAACAAAAAAACAAACTTCAGTATCAGTTGATTAACCTAGCTGTTGTTGAAGCTTCGTATGTATATATGTCTGACCTTGCCTCTACTTCTACTAAGACCACAGCGGTTGTGTCAGAGACTGTAAGGGTTATATTAAATGCTGCTGTAACTGCTCACAGCTATGACTATGCTGCAAAAGGTGATGGCTATTGTTGGTGTCTTTCGTTTGATGACGGTGCTAACGTTGGTGCTATGAGGCAGGTATCTGCTTATAATTCTACCACTGGAACGTTTACTTTTACAGTACCTCTTGACAATGACCCAACCACTGAACCAGACAGGATAAGAATATCAAAGAACCTGTTCCTTGCTGGCAAAGTAGATTCAGTTAATTTTTATATCCCAGATGAATCATACGGTGACGATGTTAAAATGGTATATGTTCCATTCCCAATGACTATTGTACCAATGGGTACTAACGCCAAGGGTGAAGTTATGACCTTAGATATAACACTGTCAGCGGTTAATAAGGTTATAGTTAATGCTGTGTTACTTGCTGATGGTATACAGGGAAACAGGGTATATCACTTAAGAGTATTTGAGGGTACTCTTGGTCAAGGTAAAGAATACTGTATCAAGGATTCAGCTTACATTGATTCAGTTTCAATTAACAACTCACAGATTCAGTTCTTGCTTGAGAGTAAGCACAACATAGTAGACGTACAGCTTCCGGGTTGTACTTATAACATTGACTTTTGCAGGTTCAGGTTTAAGGGTGATGAATGTGGTTGGACATACACAGATGGTTCTAAGGGTGATGGTTACAGTTTTGATTACTATGAGAAAAAGAACGCAGCAGGAACAGTTATAAAAGAATACCCTCTTGTAAAATCAGACACATGTGACCACACTTTAAACGGTGCAAACGGTTGCCAAGCACATAACAATTCACTTAGATTTGGTGGGTTCCCAACATTATAATGAAGAAGAAATCATATCAAAAATACATAGGGTTACCTTTCAAGCACCATGGTCGTGACGTAGACGGCATTGACTGCTGGGGGTTACCAATGCTTTATTATAAAGAAGTGTTGGGGGTAGAACTTCAGGACTGGTGGTACGAATCCGACTGGTCTAAAAAAGGTGAGAACTATTTTGTAGATAACTATAAAGACTTTCATTTTGAAAGAGTTGATTCACCAACGAAGCACGACATAGCTTTGATCTTTACTGACATTAAAACGAAGATACCGAACCATGCCATGATAATTATAGAACCACCAAACATAGCACTGACTGCTGCAAGTAGGGGTTCTCATCTAACAGATTTAAACAACAATGTTTGGAAGCGTAGGATAGAAGGATTTTATAGGTTATGCCAAGACTAACGTTAATTAAAAATCCATTAACACCTGAAGATAAAGTTGTATTTTACAGCCAAGAACTAGACCTTAAGACTTTCTTAGGCAAGTTTCTTTTTGTGAACCCAACTTGTAAGGGTTTTTTACAGAGCAACGAACTAGCGGTAAAACTTAACGATGTTTTACTTACCAACAAGAAAAGCCTAGCCAATCTTGTACTTAAAAATGATGATGAGTTTGTAGTGTTTCCCAATATAACAACCGGTGTAGAGACGGCTGCTGTTGTTGCTACTGCTGCTGAAGTGGCTGCTACAACTGGGCCAGTTCTGGCAGCACCTGCAATAGCAGCACCATCTGTTGCAGCTACTGGTTTAATATCTTCCAACCTAGCATTGGCTGGCATGTCTCAAACAGCAATAGGTGCTCTTGAATTAGGTGCGACAATGGCTGGTGTTAGTGGTAGTGTAAGTGTTGGGTCTGTTGTTGCAGAGATGGCTATATCAACAGCACTGTCTATGGGTGTCAACGCAATGTTTGCACCGTCACTATCAAGTCCATCTGGCCCTACAGACAGTTCACCTTCTTATGGATGGGACTTAAGTACATCAGCAAAAGAAGGAATAGCAATACCTGTTGTGTACGGTGAGCACTTGATTGGTGGCAACGTTATAACGTCAGCAAAAGAATATACTATACAGGAAGAATGGAGGTGGAAGGAAGCTAAGAAGGATAGGAAACCAACTTTAACTTGGAACGCATTCCCATTTTTAAATACATGCTTACTCGGTGCAACAGAACCTATCCGTGGTGTTGAGGTTGAATGTAAACTTGACACACCATACATATTCTTTAGTTATAAACTATGGGACGAGAAAAGATGGTTAAAGTTCTGGGCAGATTTATTTGATAAGATTACAGAAAACGACAATACGAATCCTATAACTACAACTTCACATTTGGATTCTATAGTATCTACCATAAATGCAGCAGTTATTTATAGGTTGACACAAATAAACGAACAAGAAAGTCCTAAGTTTACTGAGATATTAGACAACCCTAAAAAAGTTGCCAATCTTGATCTAGCTACAACAACTGTAAATCACATAATGACTAGCAATGCTTTATCTAAACCTGCTAGTGTTAATGGTAAGCTTTATATAGTAGATTTTGCAGAAGAGGTATTACGAAGAATAGAAGTCGCTATTGATGATGCACTCGATGCATCATGGGAAGATTTTAAGGACACTATAATAGTTACTCCGTTTGACCCTATCTCACAGGGTAGTACATATACAGAGGTGTTCCAAAAATATGCAAAGGATAGAGATAATCTAGGTACTTACGTATTTGGTTGTTGGTACATAAACACTAGGGGGTTTGGGTTTTCATTAATACCTAATTATGAAAAGATAGCGGCTGCTTTTTTGTGGTTTGGAGACCTACTTACTAACGGAACTTGGGCAGAGGGTTTATACGACTGGGCAAAATTAGTTTTCAGACTTCTTGCCTTTGGTAATTTCGATGGTGGAGATCACGGTCTTGATACTCAAGACCTAATAAACTTTGAAACATTTGCACTAGAGTTCCAGTTTGATGTTAAAGAAGTATTAATACCAAAATACTCAACCCCACGAGAGTTCATT